GATCTTTGACTGAACCTGTCAAGATCGCTGGCACGAAGCAGACGCTTGATGATCTTAACGATATATCTGCTTCAGACGTCAATGCTGAAGTTTGTGATGTGTTGAAGGTTGATACTATCTCTGAGATGTCTCAAGGAGCACCGCCAGCAGAGCCAACGCTCGAAGAGGCTGTTAATTACATATACAGGAAGCTCAGGAACAAGACCGTGACTTCATCAACAGAGGACATGGTATACAATGATAGTGGCGATACTGTATTATTCAAAGCAACTATTTCTGATAATGGCACGGTGTTCACTAAAGAAAGGTATGTGAGTGGTGCTTAATGACAATTGACACTGAGAATAAGAGGAGGTCTGTGGCAAATTGGATTTGCCACATTCCACCAGTTCCCGATGGCTCCATAGATGCCGCTGATCGCATACACGTTGCTGGCTTATATTGTGGTATTGAAGCAAGTGAGCCGAAAGTTCCAGAGTTTCTCCATCTCACGTTGTCGAACTTGGATGGTTTAGATTTGACATTGGAAAGTCTTGAAGGTCTTGACTTAACACTTTCGAGTATGGGTGGTGGTTGAGTTGATTTATCAGAGGGGTGAGACATACGTTCTTGGTCTCGAGGTTAAAGATGATTCTGGTGATTATTATGATCCTGATACGTCAGTAACTGCCGAGATCATTGACCCAAATGGTGTTGTGAAGTCATCGGGCTCAATGACGAGAGATTCCACTGGCAATTATCACTATGATTACACTATACAGAATGATGACGCCGTTGGTGTTTGGTGTGCTAAAGTGATATGTGTTGATGGCACAAGAACTACTATTGAAACCACAAATTTCATGGTTGAATAGATTATGAGGTGATTGTTGTGTTGGAGATTGCAACTGTTTATGTTCGTTCGCTTGTTGGCATTTTAGCTGCTTCAGCTGTCACTGCTCTTATGATTGTTAAGAGTGGTGGTGGCGTCGATGCTGAAATGTTTGCAGCATATCTTGGCGCAGTTGTAGCGATGGTATTGTTAGGTGAGAAGGCAAAATCTTTAAGTGGATAATCACTCAGTGTTAAAACATATTATTATTGGTGAGTGTTATGGACGCGGCAATTGCTGGACTTATTGGAATTAATACCGCTGTTTTAGCTGGTGTTTTCAGTATTTGGATTGAGATAGGAAAGATCCGCGGCGATATTGGTGTTCTCAGTGGTCGTGTTGATGAGCAGTCGAAGCGCTTGAATAGTCACGAAGAGGAAATACGGAAGTGGTAAGTGTTATGGACGACGTTGACGTCCTTGCTGAGCGTTGGGCTGACCCGATGAATCTCGTTGAAGACGTGTTTAGGGTTAGACGACTCGATGGACGCCTCGTCCCATATACACCTTATGAATATTTAAAACCGTTCTTCGACGTTGGGCTAAGACATCTTGACCACGATCGCATTGTGTTAAAGTCAAGACAGATAGGGTTTACAACCGCAATTTCAATTGAAGCTATTATAACTGCCATGACATTCGAAGACACCGAGATCTCAATCATCTCATCACAGTATAAACAGGCTCGCAAGATCATCATTGGCATTGGTAATATTATCAGAAACTCTTCTGTGCCACTGCCATTTAAAGAGTCCAATATTCAGCGTGAGCGCATTGAGTCTGATACTGGTGTTGTTATAGTACCTTATAGCAGTAACCCCAGCAGCATCAGAGGAGATGCAAGTATTAAAGTGTATCTGGACGAGTTTGCATTCGTCCCAGATCAACGAGCTACTTTAGATGCTGTTGAACCAAAAGTATCGAGGGGTGGTCAAGTTACAATTATTAGCACACCCCTAAGGGACGATGATTTGTTCATGTCAATGTTTAGAGATGCTCAGAATGGCACACTTCCAAACACTGATGCATATTATCTACCATTGTTCCCACCAGAGCGTGTTGACATTTTGAAATCATTATTCGAACAGGATCTGACACCCATATGCCCAGACATTTCGATCGATCGTGTTGAGAGTGTTCGAGCAAAATCACCCGATAGATTTGCTCAGGAGTATCTATGTCAGCCCATTGATGAGCAATCAGCCTATTACCCTGGTGATCTGATAATGGCTGGTGTTGTTCCAGAGCGACCACTCTATGATCCTGATAAACCCTGCACTTTTGGCATTGATACTGCAGTTGCCCATGACCGAAGTGCGTTGGTGGTTACACAGTTCGATGGTCGTGATTATAATGTTGTTCATATTGAAATTCTCAGTAATGATTATGACCAACAACTAAAACGTATAAGACAGTTATTCGATATCTATCGACCAAAGCTCATCAGACACGATAAAACGGGGGCTTTTGGTGCTCATATCGATCGTGAGCTTGGTCGTGAATACGGTCTCGCAGTTGAAGGCGTCAATTACACAAACGCCGTTAAGAATGAAATGGCGAGTAGACTGAAGATGTATTTGCAAAATGCGAAGAATGGTCTTTCACCGCGTATACGCTTTGAAGGTGATCCAGAGTTGTTATCAGAACTGAGACGTGTCAGAATTGAAGTCACTAAAACTGGTCTGACACGTGTAAGTGGTAAACATGGCGGTAGTGATGACATTGTTAATGCGCTATGGTTGTCACTGCCCGAAGATACTGGTGAAATGGCTAACAGACCAGTAATCTCAAAAGCTACAAAGCCAGAGCGTGAACGCATTGGTTGGGTTGTTAGCAATAAAAGAATGAAAGCTGAACGGAGGAGAGTTTATGATTAAGAACGCATTGATATCACTTGCTCGACGTGTTAGAGGTGATCGTGGCGATGAGGGTGTTCAGAAGTCAGTAACTTCGAACACTAAAGAATCCAAAATACGAACACGTGGACAACTATCGCAGTATAGACTCTTAAGTATCACGGATCCACTGGTTGCTGGTATCATTGAGTATAAGATCAGTCACATACTCAATGGTGGTGTATATACTATCATACGTGATCGTAATGGCAATACTGTTGATCATCCAATCAAAGAAATTATCGATAAAATACCTATGTATTCAACTATCAGAATGATACTCAATGACATGATAGTCTATGGCAATGCTTACCTCGAACTTGTCGAGAACGGTCATGGTAATGTCGTTGATTTTGTAACTGTTAAACCATCGACAATGAGTGTTGTTCTTGGGGACGATGGTAAACCAACGGAATTTGTGCAGACAGTTTCTGGAGCTGAAATATCCTTTGAACCCAATAGACTTGTGCACTTCAAGAATCGCTGTGCCACTGATGAAAAATTTGGATTTAGTGATATTGAAAATGTTGCAGAATACGTTGATATTATCAGAGATATGAGCTTTGATCTTGCAAACTTCATAGCTACTAAAGCGCATCCACCTATCGTGTGGAAGCTTGGAACACCAGAGCGACCATGGGGCAAAAAAGACATTGAAGCATGGGGCAATGATCGTGCAAGTCCATCGCCCGCTGACCAGATAAGTGTCCGTGGTGATGTTGATGCTCAGGTCGTTGGTGTCAGTGGTGAGACGATAGATGTTGAACCATACATATCAATGTTCGCGGCTTTAGTGCTGACGGGCATGCGAGCACCAGCATCGTTTACACCAACACAGCGAGAAGTTGGTCAATTCACAATAGATTCACAGATCAACTCATTCAAAGCATCGGTAATGGACATGAGAACATACATATCTGAGGTCTTTGAAAAGCAGGTATTCAGATACATGCTCGAATCCCATGGCATTGATAACCTTGTAGTTGAATTGCACTGGAAAGACTTTGACATTGAAGATGAACGTAGACATGTTAACAATGTCGTGCAACTGGTACAGAATGGTATCATAAGTCCAGAAGTCGGTGCATTGATACTTAAGGAGAAAGGTATTATAGATATTGACATTGATCCAGAGTCTGAAGAAGAGGCACCAGTGCATGATAGACCAGAGATGACTGAGCCAGCACTTCAGAGTGAAGCTGGTGAGCCAGCCGAAGATGTCGATGGTCGCAGAGGTAGCAAGCGTAAGAAGTTTATAAGTAAATGATGAAAGTTAACCGAAAGCTTTATATAGTATGAGTTACATATAATATATATAGGTGATGGTAGATGGCGTTCAAACCATGTCACTGCGAGATCTTTGATTGTAGCACAAGAGCCAATCTAATTGCGGGTCATCGTTACTGCCACGCACTCTACAATCGCATGAAGCGAAATCCCAAGGGTGACTTCAAATACACACTCCAGGAAGTCAGGGAAGAGCATGCGAGAATTGTCAGATGCCTCGAGCGCAATGGCTATGAGCACCACACACCTTTGGATTGAGGTGTTTTAGCGATGAAAGAATGTACGATTTGCGGTCGTGAATATGAAAGTGATGCTGACACGTTTTTTGATATCTGTGATGATTGTCAGCGGATGATAGCGAAGAAAGGTGATAGCAAATGATCGTCGAAGGTGTTGCGCTCAAAGCAGGCGTCTACACTACAGATGATGGCAGATATATACGCATTAGAGAAGACGATCTCGACGAGATAGCTGAAGCACTTAAAGGCGCTGAATTTGTATCATCTCTTGATCATCAGAATCCATCGAAACTTGGAATTGTTAAAGAAGCTGTCCGTGATGGTGATGGTATTAAATTCATCGCCGACGTTGAAAGCCACGAAGTCTCGGTTGCGATGGGCATCGGTGATCTGATACCCATTGAAGGTGAATATATCGATGGACAGCAAGTCTACACTGGTAGTGGCTGGACACTCGACCACTTGTCAATGGTCGACGAAGGTCGCTGTAGCACTGAGATGGGTTGTGGTGTTGAAAGTGTTAAGCTATCGGTAACTGTCGGTGGCTCGAGTGATGATAACTCTTGTGCTGTTGTTGAGTTTGGAGAAACACAGACGGAGGTTGATAATTTGGCAGAAGAGGTGAATGTTGAAGAGTTGATGGGTCAGATCGAGACTCTCAAGCAGGAGCTCGAAAGCACGAAAGCAGAGCTCTCGAGTGTTGTCACTGAGCGCGATGAGCTTATGTCCCATATCGAGACACTCAAAGCTCAGGAGTTCGAAGAGGCTAAAGCTGCTTTCGCTGAGAAGTATCCTGATGTAGAGCTCGATGGCGTTGAGGATATGGAAACACTGATGAAACTCTCAAAGGCTGTTGAGAAGGCAGTCGAGAGTGTTAAAGTGCAGTTATCTAAACACGTCGAAGAGGATGTTAAGAAACCGAGCAAGCTCGATGAGCTAATGGCTAAGAGAGATGAAATGAATAGAGGTGCATGAACATGGTAGTTTGCAAGTATGATGGAGATGTAACAACCCGTGAGGTTGGAACTGATGGAGTTATAAACGGTCGTTTTGTAACTGCCGACACTGGTGATACTGTGAAGCTCGCAAGCGCAGGTGATCAGGTGGTCGGCGTTGCTGACGGCGGTAAAGTCAACAACCACGATGGCACTGCAAGCGATCCCTATGAAGACGGCGATAAGATAGCCGTGAGACATAGGGGCGTTGTGATAGTCGAGGCTGGCGCTGATGGCATAACCATGGGCGATCTCGTCAAGGCTGCCAACGATGGCAAAGCACAGAAGTTCGACACCGCCAACGATACCGTCGATCTTATAGCTGGTCGTGCGCTCACGAGTGGTGATAATGGCGACGACATAGAAGTGCTCTTACTGTAAATAAATTGAGGTGGTTAGAAGATGCAGAGTAATGTGTTCACGGATGAAGAGCTGGAACTCATAAGTACGACGATAATTGAGGAACAGCTCGAAGCGACCGTGGCTCGCAGAATCTTCGGCACAATAAATGTGGCACCTCATCTGATGTCATGGTCTTACAATGAAGAGACTGCGATGAGCGATGCCGAGGTTGTCGCCGAGAATGCAGAGTTTCCACGCGATGAGGTCTCAAAGACCAAAAAGACTGTGCTGATCGAGAAGATCGGTAAGGCTTTCTATATAAGCCGCGAGGCTCTGCAGGCTGCAAGAGCAACCAACTATCCGCTGGATACTCGTGCCGCAAGAAGCGCTGCGAGAAAGGTCGTTGAGAAAGAAGAGGAGACTGTCTGGGGCGTCGTAAATGCTGGCGCTGGTCAGTCATTCACTGCTGACCCACTTTGGGATGCTGCTAATGCAACGATCCAGGGTGACGTTGTCGATATCCGAGGAATGCTCCGAGATTATAACTATTCGTTCACACATCTTATAGTAGACGTCGATTCTTACGCAGAGCTCATAAAGACCGACGATTATGGTAATCGACCGATAGATCAGCTCCCAACGGGAGTTGAGGTCGTCGAGACTGCATGGATACCGTCAACACTCAAGGGCGGTTTTGCACTCGACTCAAGCGCTGTCGGAATCATAGTCGCCGAGGATCTCCAGACTGAGAACGAGTATAGGCTCGTCAATCAGGCATATCTCAATCAGGTATTCGAGCGGATGGCTGCGGTTGTGTTCGCACCCAACGCAATTGTCAAACTAACGCTCCACAGCTAAGCGAGGTGATTAATAATGGCGTATGCGTCTGAGATGGATGTGCGTAAGAACATGCCCGATGCGACGTTTGATATAATTTCGTCTTCAGATGTTCAGTGGGCAATAGAAGCAGCTGATGCTTACATTGATAGCCGTCTGTCTCAGCGCTACGCCACTCCTTTTTCTCCAGTACCCACTGAAATCAGAATGCTTTCGATCTTCAGAGCTACCTATCTTTTAATGCTTAGATACCCAGATCGTGTTAACCTTGAAGATCTTGAACGGCTTGAAAGAACCGTCGAAGAATTATTAAATGGTTATCTTTCAGGCATCTTAAAATTATCAGATGCTACCGAGCTTACAAACGATGAACGCTTGTACGTTTACAATTACAACCCAAAGCCTGAAGAAATTTATGATTCCACGAGGGTAAACCCTTATGATTGAAGTTGATAAAATTCTTGATGCAGTTGTGAATATACTATCATCAGATTCAATCGTGCGTAAATATATTCGCACTATCGATGTCTGCATGGGTGAACAGGTCAGAGCTAAAGACACTATATGTGTTACAGCTGGTAGCATTAATAGTGCTGGTAGTATTATAAACCGCAATCGCTATAGTGTTGTTGTCGATGTTAACATATTCATTCGTGGTTTAAACATGAGTGCAGTCATGGAAGTTTTTAATCCACTGATTGGTCGCGTAGAACATCTATTACATAATAATCAAAAGCTCGGTGGACTTACAATGGGAATTATTGGGTCTGCGGTTAACCCAGCTTTTAGACCCGAAGAGAATAGTGAAATGTACCTGACAACATTAAGTGTCACTTATGATGTGATAGATTAGGAGGTTAATATATGGTAGGTTATACGGGCAAAGATGTGTTGGTCGAGATTTATAGGGATGCCACAAACCCAGGCGAAGCTCCGAGCGACTGGGACACTGCCACCAAGACAGCTTTCGCAATAGCAACAACTGCGAGCGTCAATACAAGCAAAGAAGTTACCGAGTTCCATGGTCTCAACCATCAGACACCCCAGGAAATTAAAGAGGGTAGAATCACTTACGAGTGGTCGCTTGAAGAGATCTACACTGACACGGATTTTGTGGACAGCAATGACCAGAACGGCGTCGATTTCCTTGAGCTGATTGACGCTGGTAAACGATTTGCAATGAGACTCACGTTCACCAACGAGATCACTGGCAGTGTTGAACGCACAATAGTGTTAACACATTGTGTCGCAAGCACTGACAACCTCGAAGCCTCAGAAGGTGGTAATGTCACTGGTTCAATGAGTGGTAGAGCTAAAACACGAACGATATCCTAACATTGAGGGGGCTAAACAAAAATGTCAATGTTTGATGGTCTCGATAGCGAGAAAGTGGTTAAAATACCACTTAAAAACGGCGATGAGCTTGAAATTACAATATCAACACTTTCAACTCGGACAGTTGCCAGAGTTCAGGGGATGAAAGATCCAGCAAAAGCAGCTTTCACGCTCGTATATGAAAGCATTAAAGACAATCATCCCGAAGAGACTCTTGAAACTGTCAGCAAAATACCCTTATATGTTATCGAGCCATTGCTCAAAGAAATCCTCGAATTTAATGGCATAGATACATCGGATTTACCAGACCAGGAGTGACGTCGATGGCTCAGGAGGTTCCAGAGTTTATAAAACTCTGTTTCCTCCTCAGCTATAAACTCAAGATCAGCTACAATGAGATTCTGGATATGCCATTTAAAGTATTTCAATGGTACGTCCAGGAACTCAGTGATCTGATAGAAGCTGAGGAGCAAGCATCCAAGGGCAAACGACCGAAAACTCGAATGTCTGACGAGCGTAAGCGTGAAAGAAAGTCGAAGCTCCAGAAGCTCATAGAAATAAGGCGTGGTAATTAATGGCAACACGGTTTATAGTTATTCGCAGAGTCAAAGGTGATCCAGTTGCTAAGTTCACCAGAGCTGGTGCTGAGTTTCCACGCGCTATGAAATCAACGCTAACAATTGCTTCAAAGAGTATCGAAAATCTCAGTAAAGTCACAGCTCCTGTTTACAATCCCGTCAAATATCCAGAGTTCAAACATATGCAGCACGCTATGGAATCAACAATATTTCCAGCCCGCTTAAAGCGTTCACTCAAAGTGTCACAGATCTTCCACTTTCGTAGATTCTTTACGTTTGCATTAGTTGCAGCTACTGGGTATGCAATTTACATCGAAAAAGGCTTCAGACACTACCTTGCTAAGAGGTGGATACATGGTAGGTTTTTCATGCACTCGAGTGTCAGGAGTGTCATGGATGGCGCGATTGACTGGATTTTTGGTCGTGCCTGTGATTTAGTGTTGAAGATGTAGGGGGTCTGTGTTTGGTCAACGCTGGTCAGGCTATATATGAGGTTATAATTGCCTCAAATGCCGAGGCTGAGTTTGCGCGTATAGCCGCTTCTGCCAAGGTTTTCGACGCCACCATGCAGAAGCTTAACAGAACGAGTGTTAGCACTGGCTCTAATATCGCTGCTAACACCAATGCAATGATTGGTTTTAGACGTCTGATGGCTGAGGTTGATTCGTATGTGGCGAGAACAACCATGAGCCTCACTCAGCGTATAAAAGAGAATGTTCGTTCTTTGTTTGATTTTGGTATTGCTATTGGTAATGTACGTAGGAAAACCATCAGTCTCGGTCAAGCATTGCAACTCATGACAGGGTTATTGAAGCGTGAGACATTCGCAACATCGCTCGCTGCGCTCGCAAACTCTCGTCTTGCTGATAGTGTTGAGCATGTTGGTGTATCTCTCGGTAACTTAAACTTTAGGATTCGCCACCAGACACTCATAGTTTTGAGTGCGCTCGCAACTGCGTTAGTGCCGATAGCTTCTGGGTTACTGGCAGTTGCCACAGCCGCCACGACAGCGGCAGCCGCCATAGCAGGTCTTCTGGGTCTTGGGCTGTATAAGTGGTATCGGCAATGGAAAGAAGTCGAGGAAGGCTTTGGTGGTTATGCTGGCGCACGCAGACCATATCACTTCGGTCGTGGTGGTAGAGGTCTCCAGATGTGGGGATTCATGGGCGAAGTGATGGCTGGCATTAAAGCTGTCATGGACACTGGTGAATTTGCCAGAAGCTTCGAACGCCTTGCTGAATGGACTAAAAAGATCTTTCAGGTTGTCTTACCTAATGCATTCAGAGCATTTTTACGACATGTAAATCCACAAGTTGTTAAAATGCTTCAGGACTTATTCGAACGAGCATTGCCAAGACTCGGTGAATTGTTAGCAATTTTTGGCTCTGAACTTCTCAGTCTTATAGGCAAAGGATCGATAGAGCGAATAAATAAAGTTATTAAAGGTATTGGCAGATTTTTGCTTGGAGTTGCCAGATGGCTGACAGTTGGCGATAACTTCAAGCAGATCGATGAATTTATGAAAAAGTTTGCAAAGCTATTGAGACTATTATATCTCATCGGTGATAAATTCCTGCCAATACTCAACAGCGTTCTCGACTTCGTATATAAGCTCCTTAAATTTGCTGGTCTATTAATCGTCAAAGTTGTCGATGCTATTGGTGCCAATAATGTTGCTCGCTTGATGAAGGTTGCATTAACCATAACATTGATAGTTTCATTGCTCTCTGGAGCTATTGGTACATTCATTGCTGTGTTGAATGTCCTTGGGGTTATTTATACGATCTTTGGTAGCATTGGCTTTGCTGCGCTTGGTGTCGTTGGTGCCATAACAGCTTTAACTGGCGTGCTTATGGCATTGTCAGAAAGAGTGCCTGAGGTTGCCTGGTTCCTTGCCAACATGGGCACTGCTATCAGAAACTTCTTCAGAAAGATTAAGAATATCTTAACTGGTAGCGATGAACCAATGCTTGAATATAAGGACATTGACTGGTTCAGAGAAAAAATTGCTGAGCGCCAGGCTGAAGCACAGATGATGGGTCAGAAGATAGACTTGAACCTGTTCATAGATGAAGGCATTGTCGCCGAGCTAATAGCTGCTGATCTCGACACCGATACCGTCAATATCTCAAAGCAAACACTACCCTACGGTCGTCAGAGATCTGTAAGGGGGTGAGTGATATTGACAAAGTTCAAAGTATTTCTAAGATCAACGCTCGATAACTACACTGATTTCGAAGATATCAACTTTCCAGTAGAGACCAACATCTATGAATGTGGACGTCACGAATTTCCCGATTATTGTGTTGGTTTAATGAATCTAACAATCGTCGATTCACTTTTTAAACCATCAACTGCTTATTTTCAGTTACTGAGTGATGAACAAGAGATTATGATGCTTGAGCCTTACTGGACTACCCATCCATATATAGACTTTCCACTCGGCGAACCCGATCATGACTTAGACTTTCCAGATGAAGGCACTTATGTTTATGTACAAGTAGATGATAGTGGCTCAAGCGATGATAACCCTTATGGCACTTTCACAATCACTGGCACTCGTCATGGCGATGAAGGTGATGAAGAAGAAGAAATTGAAATCAATGGTTATGGTTGCTATCGCAGTGCTTATAAATATGATAGTCTTTCACAAGCTGATGTCGGTGCTGGTTTAAAGGCTAATTTTAGTGTCTGGGTTCTTCAAAAAGATGCTGAAGATGTCGCACGTGAGATCTTCATTTACGGTGACGTTAATGAAGATGGCGTTTATGGGTTAATGTTCGCTGGTTGGTGTAGGCTCCAGAGCGTTTCAAACGACCGAACTTTTGATATTTTAAACTATAGCTGTGTTGATTACGGTGGTTTGTTCGAGATTAGCGAGTACATAGCTGGTTATCGTGCTCGCTATAGGTGCAGTTATTTCAAGGAATATTGGACGTATGGAGCTTGTAATAAAGCATCGCCCAACTTCCGAGCACCTGGCAAATGTTTTGTTGGTGATTATGATACACGTCACCCGACAGGCGAGTTATGTGATAGTGACTATCGTTGTTTAGATTATGTACCAGATTACAGTAGACCACTTCCTTATGATGGATTTTCTTATGACGACAATTATGCGCCATCTGACCATGACAGTTATCAACCTTATCCTTATGATTACTTCCGCTGTTTAATGGCGCTTAGAGATATGGCTAATAGTCTTGAAATTGATGTTAATGTCAGTCGTCCTTATGGTCTTAGAGAACTCGATGCTGATATCACATTGTCGAGTGATTGTACGTCAGAAGATACTTCGATCGACATAAACAATCCAAATGGCTTCAATGCTACAGATGTTTACGTTATGATTAGGACACAGGATGAAGGAGATGATATTTACGAGTTTATATTCGGTACAATTTTTGACACGTATATTGATGTGGCACCAGATGGTCGTGGTGTTTTAAATACTAAAAACATTTCACATAAAAGTGGTGATAAAGTTTGGGTGTTTGAGCTCGCTGACTCACCATACACAAGCAATGACAACTTGATGATTGAAATGAATATCGAATCAACGCTCTATGATACATTGGAGTCGATAGCTAAGTTGGTTGATAGGACTAATGATGATGCTGATGAAATGACCGTTGGTTTTGTCGACTTTATGAAGAACATTAACCTTATCAAGCTTTATGGCAATGACTATAGCCACGGCGAGGATCCCATAACGTTCGAAGAAGAAGATATCTACGAAGTTTCAAACATCGAACGCTATGGTATTGTCAATCACTATTATGGTTGGGTTGAAATTAGTAACGACGAATATCTGTTCTACGAAGCTCGTGATGAGGAAAGTATTCGCAAATATGGTCTCCACAGTGAAGAGGTTGATAGTCCACAATTAAATTCACTCACAAATAACATTGGAGACGGTCGTTTTGGTATCAAGGATTATATCGATCGTAAGCTTGCTTACACTAAATATCCAAGAGTTCGTCAGACTATATTCGTTGGCGAGTTTATACCCGATGAACATTATTGGACTCATGGTTATCAACCACTACTTGATTATACCGACAAACCAAATAAGTTCATATGCTTACTTGGTGCTTACATTAAATGTCCAGACTTTAGTCTCATTGATCGCCCACTCGTTGGTTTCCAGATTGAAGAGATCCATTATAAAGTTGTTGATGATGTTAGACTCGAAACACGTTTGGTTGTTAGTAGGCGTCAGGGCGAAGTCGAAAGTGGCAACGGTGGTGGGAACGGCGAATGAGCGTGTTGGCTGATAGAATAAGAAGTTTAAGCGCTGAAGTGCTTAAGAACACTCGCAGTTTAAATCTTAACAATATCCGTGGATCTCGTGGCATACCGTTGAGGATATCACATCCAAGCGGCGCTAACCTTGAGTTTAAAAATGGTAAAGTTTATTATAATGGTTCTGAATTAATATCAGCAGCCAGTAACCCACCAGGCACCAACAGCACGACATTCACTATCGACATGGATAATGAGGGCGCTGGTGTTGATACGTATTTACGTTTTAATCGTGGCAGTAGTGGTGAGGATGCTGTACTGAAATGGGATGAAAGTGATCAAACATTTGAACTGTGGTATGATGGAGATACGCAATCAACTCTTGCTGATCTCGATTGTGCGGTGCTTGGGTGTGAGCAAGTTGTTTGTCTACACGTGAAAACCAACACTATAAGCAGGGACACTGCTGGTGATCTGGTTATCGATGATAACGTTGATATGAACTCACATAGTATAATACACTGTAATTCAATAGCTGCTCAAGGAATGCCGATAAACATCTACAATGGTGCCAGTGTCCATGGTAATCTCAATATGAACAACTACAGGATCACAGATGTCGCTGATCCAGTAGACAATCAAGACGTTGCTACTAAGAAATATGTTGATGATAATAGTGGTAGTTGTGACGATTGTGCTAAGCTTGATGAAGCCAATCATTATACTGGTGATTATCAACTCTATGATGCTGCGAGCACATATCTCGCATTAGCGCCTGGCAATGGAATCGCGAGTGCATGGTTTTCACTTGACTCATCGAACAGGTTGTTGGTCACATCGACTAATAACATGTACATTTACACAACTGATGGTACTGTGTGGTTCCACGATGATGTGGCACTTTACAATTACAATCTTTATCTTAACATGGAAACTGATGTTTATTTAAAAGCAAACAGTGGTGACATGGAACTTCACGTTCCATCGGGTCATAAAGTTAAAATAGTGGTGGATTGAAGATGGCGACGCTTGGTGATGATTGTGTTGATAGAACAAATCTTTTCGTGGTGCCAACGACATGCATATATCTGAAACATAGGTTCCCATGTTCTGGGAATGTTACCAACTGGTGTGTCCATTTTCATCTTGGCGCACAGTCGCCGCATCAATGCCGTCTGAAAATATTCCGTGAAGATGATGATAACTACATTTTCGTTGCAGAGAGTGATTTGGAAACGATAGTTGAAGGTTATAATTCTTTCACAACCGACATAGATGTTTTTGTCGATGATTATATAGGATTCTATTTTAATGGAACATATGATGGCATACACATTGACCAACCATCGGGTGAAGATAATTTCGCATACCACACGGTCGAAGAAGATGTTAATACAACAACACCAAAAACAGAATGGACGTATGAAAACTTCCCAGCTGTATCACTGCGAGTAACGTATGACCCAGATGAAATTTACGTTGATCTGAGTGGTGACGACTCAAATGACGGAAAAACGTGGAGTACATCCAAAAAAACAATAAAGGCTGGTATCGAGTCAGTTGGCGCTGGCGGACTACTGCATATTGGTTTTGGTGATTATTCCAGCCAAGACCCCATAACACTTGACAAGACAATTGTTCTTCAATGTGAAACTTATGGAACGGGTGGAGGCACTGGCACTGTTGTGCTACCACCTACAGCTTAGAACTGTATAAGCTTTTTTTCAATGCACTCTCAGAGCCCCATAGACGCCCGTAGAGCGAAGATTTTTGTCGAGGTGCTATCATATTAAGGCACCCAAAATCTTCGCTCCTGAGCCATCTATGAGCCTCTTATCTGCTTGTCAATGAGTTCACTCATGAGATGTATAGCTTTGGCTTTTAATGCTGGCTCAATGACAAGTCCAGCAGCGCCAGAGTGTCCGCCACCAACACCACCGACATTCGCTGTGACGTGTTTGACAACTTCAGAGAGATCAACGCCTTTATCAGTCAAGAACTTGTTGGCACGTAGACTCATTTTAATTTTACCATCAATTGTTCTCGATGTTCCCACTAAAACCTTGCTTGGGTATTCACTTAACATCATCCCAATAACAATGCCAATGATGCGTTCGGGTATCCGCTTGAAAGGTTCAAATACTAACACATGTTCAAGCTCATAGGGTATTGTTGCTTTCAAAACATTCAAAGCCTCAACAAGCCTTTGTTTGTGTCTATTCAACATCACATCAGCTGCTTCTCTCGCTTCAGCTTCTTTTGGATTTAAGCATAACTTGAGACCAAGCTCTGGTGCATCATTGCGAGCACAAGCGTTTAAAAGTGTTGAAAACTCTTGCGCGTCTCGATAATTCGTGCATACTTCAGCGTGTCGATACTCATACGCCTCGCACGTGACTATTGCTCCATCGGGTGCACGCTCTTCCAACGCTGTTAATATCTTTTGTTTCTCAGAACTCGAAAGCTCACACCACTTTAACGCTGGATCTATCTTAAGTTCTCTGAGAAAACGTTCAACACCTTCTGGGTTACCAGTGATACCTTCGATCATTGGAGTGTCCATATACTCGAGCAACTTATCGACTCTTCGCTGATGACGACCATAAGCACAGATGGTTACCACTATTTGAATGCTGTGGTCACGCAGACCTTTGTTCACTGGCAATCTGTTAAGTCCAACTAATCCAAAACGCCCATGCGCCTGTAAGTCACCAACAGCACCAACAATCGCAAGATAATCGACAAATGGATCATCAACACCAGCCGCTCTCGCAACCAACCACGCAACAACACTACCACTGCATTCACTGCCACCATCAAAGCCATAGTGATGTGGATTTAAATGCAATTTGTTGCACTTCCGAGTGCACGGTACGTGATGATCAAGAATCACTGCATTTTCATAAAAAACAATGCCTGGAGTGCTTGAGCCAAGGTCTGTGTATATTGAAACGCCATAGCTCGGTGGACGATAGTTCTCTGGTATCTGGTTCAAATACTCGACAGTGTGTTCGATATTTAAGTGCTTTAGAGTGATAGATGTTATTGCCGCACTCGTTATCCCATCAGCATCAGTATGTGTTATGATTCGCACTGGCACACTATTGCTCTTTAACGTTTTAAGGTGGTTGATGAGGTCACTCGCGTGACCCATCATTCTCTTTAGCTCTTTCATCATTGCCACCCCGTATTTCCATCAACACTGAAAGTCTGCCTTGTAAGTGGATCTTCCACGCTTCATGCTCTTCAAGAATCACATTTAAATCACTGATCTGTTCTTTCACTCTACGGATCTCTTTAGTTACCTTCTCAATCTCTCTCTTGTGAACCTCTATGAGCCTATCAATTTCACTCATAACATCACCTCCGAAGTTCTTTCTCCAATCCATAAAGTATCATCGCTTTCAAACCAACTTTCGCCAGTCGTATGACCAGCCTCGGATGTAAAAGTGCGAACGGATAATCTTTCCAACAGATCCTCTGGTTATAGGTGTCTCTGAATATCTCTTTCAGATTTTCCACTACATCACCGTCCTGACATCACATTTAAAGTAGCCAGTGTAACATCAACGCCAGTCTCGGCTTTCACTCGCTCACTGAGCTCTCCGAGTTTCATGCTCTCATCTTTAATACAAATATCTCTATAACCATTCACAATCGACTGTGCCACAGCTTCTGAATCACAATCACCTGTTATGATTGCAAATATGTGCTTAGCTATGACATTACCATCTTCACTAACTTTGACATCTATCGGTACTATCTTAACTTTCATCTTTCAACCCTCCTGCAATAGAATTCTATAACATCTTTAACTCTTCTAAAGCGTTCATCCCATGATCCTTTAAGTATTAACTTTGTAATGTTAATACCAGAATACAGTGCTTCAAGTCTCCACTGTATTTCGTCTCTATAGTCTCTGGTTCTGACACCATCATCGACATACTCGAAATCCTGAGAATCGAGTATGAAGACAGTGTCGAAACGTTCATCCATCAACGATGTCGCAATACTTCTGAAATAGTTGACTTTTTCGATGTTCTCAGTCTTAGCCCATACATAAGCGACAACGTCCATTGGTGAACGATCGAAGACAATGACTTTATCTCTAATATCTCTAAGGTTTCTAAAGATGTTAACGTATTCACGCATCAACTCATCTTCGAATTTAAGGTCCACCGTGCTAAGGTTACTACGTTTAGCCACTCGTCGACTAACACTCTCTGACACAAGAACGCAATTGAACTCTTTACCAATCCTGCGTACTATCGAACTCTTACCCGTGCACTGTGCACCAGACACTGCAACATAATAACAATTATTGTACATTCACTCTTCCTCCAGTTCTGGTTCATGTGTGAAATCATCTTCACCATTATAAATGCATGGATGCGTCACACCATAATTGAAATTTTCAGATTTTAGAGTGATCGTTACGAAGTAACTCGTAATCACTACAAGATCCGTTGAATTTAAACGTTCACTGCCACCCACAGACTTTCACCACCTCAAATCCATTGTTCATTAGAACATCTATACACCAGTTGATAAGATCCCTATAATTGCCATCACCCATTGCCATATTACAACGGACACACATTATCTCATAATTATCATGTCTTATAACCTTCTCACCATTAACTCTGTCGAGCGATGGTGACTGCATTCTATTAAGCGAACGCTCGGCTGGATTCCAGAGTATCTTTCGCCCACAGATTGGACAGAACTCACGAGTCTTAGCCTTCTTAATTATGTCCTCGGGGGACACTTCTATCTCACAACCCCTGCGTTTATGGTTCTTTAACGTGTTAATTGCGAAAGCTCTCACGGGATCTCTATCAACAGCTTCTCTCGCAGCATCGCGCTTACACTGCTTACATATTTTAGTGTAGCCACTCTTTAGACGTCTGTCTTTCACGAAATCCTTGAGCGGTTTCACCTGTCCGCATTTACGACACTTCTGCGTCTTCATCCTCATCACCTATAACATTCATAACATCATCGAGCGTAAACAACAAACGTTCTTCATCTGTTCCAAGTCTCCGAACAACTCTGAAAGCATTCATATCATGCGCTTCGAGCTCATTCCAGTCATTGAAGTGCATTGAAAATCCACAACGCTCACAAATCCTCAGTAAGCTACCGTCTGGTAGCTCGTAGACTCGCATTTTCATGGGCTCAAGCACGTTTGTTCTGAACTTACAACATCTCTCACGTAAACAATACCTAAACTGTCTAATGTATTTGACGTTGTGTGCATCGAGTATTGTAAATAAAAGATTGATAGTCGTCGAATCGTTAGGCACTTGAATACCTCCTATCCATGAACTGTCTCAACTGACCTGGGTTAAAGCGTGTGGTGGGTCTAATATACCCGACAACTCTTGTATAGTTAACAAGCTCACGTCCACAGTCCTTACAACGCTCTATGCCAATACCTGCATAACCATGAACTGGACATACTTTAAACGTCGGCGTATATGCTACATAAGGCAACTGACTCTTAATGACCAGTCGCTTTATAAGTTGCATTGTTCTGGCACTTTCCATAACTTCTGAAGTGTAAAAGTTCAAAAGTGTTCCACCACTATAAAGATTATCGGTTACACTTCGATGTTTAATGTGTTCAAGCGTTAACTGCATATCGACTGGTAGATGTGTTGAGTTTGTTAAATACTCACTGCCAGCGATACCGCCCGTGTAACAACGATATAGTCGTCTATCACGTCTCGCAAGTGAATGTGCAGATCCTTCAGCAGGCGATTGTTCAACGTTCCAGAGCTTCCAGTCACTATTAGCTTTATAATATTCAACACGTTCGTTGATGGTATTGAGAATATTCACACAGAAATCCGTAAAATCTTTAATATCATCGATTCTTTTGCGATAATAGTTCACATACGCATCGGCTGCACCAACGAGACCAATAGTTAAGAAGAATGTTTCGAGTGTGTTGATGTAGCCACGTGTATACGGCAATAATCCATGTTCGTAACCATAGAGTATATAATCCTTACGCTTCAAAAGCATTTTAGCTGTTAAGTCGCAAACGTCACGTAAGAGATCGAAGAAGTCAATATGATCCAGAAGTGACTTGCATGCAACAGCATTTAAGTTGATGGTGTTGATAGCGAGTGAACCTGTGCTTGAACCAATATTCCATAACCCAGTACCACGTACTTCGTCAAGATCAATGTTCAGCCTACAACACATCGATAGTGCAGCATCCTCCGTTCTGTTTGTGTAATTTGCGAAATAAGGTGCCCCTGTTTTACATGTTAAATCCCATAGTTGTCTACTTACTGGATCTTCAAGATCTAAAAGCCTATCTTTATCACCGAATATTTTAAACGTTGGTATTGGGAACGTGAACGGTGCACCGTTGGCATCACCTTCACTTAATACTTCAAAGAACGCCTGTTTAATCATATCACTTTCACGCTGTAGCTCACCATAGGGCTTATCGTATATCTCACCACCAATTATAGCGTATTTATCTCTATCGCTTTCTGGCACGTCAAAATCAAATGTCACGTTGGAGAATGGTGTCTGAAATGCCTGACGTGACTCATAGTTAAGACCGTATACGAATCTTTGAATACACTGCTTAACATCTCTATATTCAAGCTTATCTTTATCAATAAATGGTGCCAGTAACGTGTCAACGCCACTGAAAGCCACAGCACCTTCATACTCATTAGCCATTATCTGTATCAACGTTCCCATGTGATCAATAGCCACGTCGAGGTGTTTAGCTGGACGTGAACGCACTGCAGAACCAACGCCAAGACCTTCATGTAATAACTTCTCAAGCGACAGACCACAGCAATATGGAGCATAAACACTGCCTTCAGCTTTGTGAACGTGTATGGTGTTTGCTTTGAAGAGTTCTCGCTCATAGCTGTTTGCATCTTCGAGTAACTGTCTTATTGTCTCCGAAGATACCACAAGCTTCAGAAGCGAAGACTTCATGCCACTTATGCTCTTACCATGATTAGCATTCTCATTTTTATCATCATGTGAATCAGCTATATAGCGAATAAAATGACCTTCGATATCGACTGTCTTCATTACACATCACCTCTTAAAGCTTGAACCATCCCTGATTCTTCGAAAAAACCATAATATCTAATAAATCGAGAGATTCTTCACGCATAAAATCCAATACCTCTTCGAGTTTCTCATCGCTAACATTGCCCTGATTAATTATTATCCGATCACCGAGGTTCCTTGCTATCACTCTTGTATTATAAACTATATACTCTGGCGAATCGAATAGACCATCAATCAAAGTCATTCTATAGTACGAGTTCAGTGGATACGCTCTTGCAAGTTTACGAATACAGTTGTAATATGTACCGAAAGTGATATTAACACCAACATACTCATGAACTGGTGATGGCAATAATGGAGCTTTAACATCTATATACCAGTAACGAACAGCTGGCAATAATTTAAAACCAATACCGTTCGTCTCAATAACCACTTTAAGTTTATAGTCGATCATAAATTCTTGAAATTCATCAAGCTCTTCAGTGTATAATAATGGATCACCACCAGTGAAGCATATAGTCAGATCTAAACAATCTTCATCTCTCAGAAACTCGAAGAACTCACGAACCGTATACTCTTTAATTACTCGATTCATTAATCCCCTAACATGGCATTTTGGACATTTCAAATTACAATAACTCAATGGCACTACGAGTGCCAGATCATCATGCACTTCTATACCAGAGATGAATGGTTCTTCGAATAATTTAAACACCACAGCTCTCACACCCCTTTATGTAATGACCACACTGTTCTCGGAGTGTTGAACATTTATAACGTTTATACCCGAGCAATGACTCAATCTGTCTCTGAGTATAATCATAATCATAATCACTCTGAGATTTGAAGATTTCATGAATATCTTCAATACTGACACCATTATTCAAGAGCTCAACACACAACGCACATCTGGTCGCATGCCCATAAGTACCAATGAGTTCAACCTTTTCATCCATCAAACGCTTCAAACATGGACGAATGCCCACTGGCATCACACTATAATCATGTTCGACTGCAAGCATCTTCATATTCGGAACGCTTATACGATCAACCATTACTTTCGGTAATCGCATTTTCGAAAATTTTCCAGTCTTTCGATTGAGACCGAGTGGTAATTTGACGAGATTGCCATAAGGCTTTGGCTTCTTCTGTTTTGGAAACACTTCAACATCAACGCCTTTTACAAGTGAACGTGCGAAGACATAGGCATCTTCAACGGGCGTCTCTTCTATAAACACCCACACATGATAGCTATTAGGACTGCCGCTCTCTTCGACATAATATTGAATACCACGCTCGCCCAGACACACCATCACACGCAATAGATCGAACATGTCACCAGTGCCATGGTGATCATCGATATCATAGCATATCCACTTCACAGTGCCATTATATACCTGATAAACACCAATAGTGATGTCACCCAAGAGATGTTGGCGTATTAAATCTTCAGTCACTGGCTCATCAACTCTAACGTATCTACCATCATCAGTCTGGACAGCATAAGTGTCCCAGCGATGTATGAAGAGATTACTCAGCAGGGAATATAATTCCTTCATAACATTCATCCTTCAAACTTATACGCTTCCTACCAGCTTTAAACAATTCGAGAAGTTCATATGCATCAATGGTGTAGAAGGTCGCTTTACCGTGAGTGACTTTACGCTTTGGTCTATAAGCTATGACATAATAGGGCAGACGTCCTGTCTTGTCAGCGAAGTTACACAAAATTTCAAGCTGTGTTGCATTGAGTGCCTTCGAGCGTCCACGTGCGTCGATGTTGAAATAATGCGGAGTCCCACATGATTTAACCTCAATTGCCATAAAGAACTCTGGTAACGGCGAATCCACAACAATATCAGCAACCTGTAATCTGTATCTGAGCTGTGGTATCCGCCACGCAAAAGCGTGTATACCTTTAGTCTCGAACATCTTGTTTAAATACCTGACAATGTGTGCTTCACCAAAACCAACCATAACCAACCCTCACGGTAAAAACATTTTAAACTTCTCATATAGTTCATACGTCAATCTAACGTCTTCCTGATTATATTTAACCAGATTTTCGAGAAGCACATCATCGTGATGCTCAATCGCCTGTTTATAGAGCTCTGGAAATTTTAGACCATCGACATCGTATGTATTTCGTTCACCACCGACATATCGATCATAGACCTTCTCAAGTTTATTAGCGCCAAGAGTCTTTGGTGATCTGATAAAACCATTGCGTATAAAGTTGCTATAGATATCAACGTGCTTAAAATATTTGACTGGATACCATTCGACTCCAAAACGTAATAAATTGTCTCTAAGCACTGGTAAATCAAAAGCATCACCGTTGAACGTGATCATTGTTGTCTGCATATTCAATTGAAGTTTTAGCTCATCATAGCCATCAGGACTCAGTTCTTTGAGTATCGACTTTAGGAAGTCATGGTTACTATCGAAGTCGTCGAGTATAAACGTCTTATACTCCCGACGACCACTGCGTTTTATCTCAAGCACGGTAGCCATGACAATGTCCACTGGATACTTAAGACCAGTCGTTTCAATGTCAAAGACAACCTCTCTTAACGACATGCATTCATCACCACATTAACAAACTTAACAACTTCGGGTGTTATTACAAACTCTGAGCTATAAGCACCTGCAACATCATTGGGATGCTTGAATACCATAGCGTTTTTGCCGATATTTGTGTATACATCGGCAACCGAATACGGTACAACTCTTGGTACAGTTGCTTCGACGTAGTAATAACTTTTATTTCCTATAATCCACGCTGGATAACTCGAATCACCGAACACATCTTTGGGTATCGCTAACCACGTATGCCTACTGCCGAGCATTATCAATGGCTCAATGCCATATGTCTTATTGAAATAGTACCACATGGCAACTGTCATACGTGAACAATCGAAACCACCATTCATGTACAGCGTATACCAGCCAGTGTCTGCGAACCGTGACAGGTTAGCATCAACGGCGTAAATACCAGTGGGCTCTGGTACTGTGGGCTCGAAGCCACCATGACTTGTTGAAGCTGGTGGTTCATAGACTGCTAATGTCACAAATGCATTGACCCACAGTGTTACCAGTGATGCAACTATTGCTGACAATAGCACAATCGCTATAACATCCCTAATTCCATTATATATTGGCTTCAATCTATTCACCTCTGATCATACGGCACAAACCTATAAACATCTCCTTCACGCTTAAACGCTCCAGAAGCTTCGAGATCATCGAGGATGTCCATAGCTTTTAGCATTGGAACATTAAATTCATTCACAATGTCCTGAGCTGTAACGCCATCATTTTCACGTTCAAACGTTATAATATCATTACGCAACATCGCTTCATCGAGTCCAATATCCTTACGCACTTTCTCAGCTCGTTTCTTAGCTTCTTCTTCATCGACTTTGAGACCATAACGTTCTGTTATGTATTCACCATAACTGCGTATGTCTTTATAAACTTTACCAGTCAATGGGTCAATGACTTCAGATTTATCACATTCATAGACCTCAGACCAGTTGATTGATGGTGTTATTATCCGTTTTTCAAAATTGGCACTTGCGAGGACTCCAGTCGCTGATGGTTCGAGGTAGATGTAGTTTTCAGTCTTCAAACGCTCCAGACGATTACGTAGCTCGTCCAATCGCAACTCCGTCAATCCTTCATCCTCGACTGCTCTGATAATCTCAATCTCTGAAGACGATGGGTGTGCAAGCAAGTAATTGTAAATGAACGTATCGATAAGATCACAATTCTGGACAGTCGCCTGAATCACGGGAAACATTGTGATTAACGAAACCACATCCTGTGCGGATGCGATTACACGACCATCATCATCAATCTTACGCTCGAACAAATTTAGACGTGCTGAGCTTTTGAGCAATGACGCTATAGTCTGTGCGTGTCTCTTGCTCTCGGTTCTATAACAATTAACCATTGGCATTAAAGCATTACTATACGGTATGGAGACTTCGATCTGATAATCACCCAAAGCTCTGACGGCGTCCATGATTTCATCACGAAGATCACTGGTATCATAAACATAACGATTGCCTTTATATTCGATATCGGTTTCACCAAACTTTGATCTAACAACTGCTTTATTGATTTCAACGTTCTCCTCAATCGGCACAAGCAAAAGTCTTGTTTGTAATTCCTTGTCTATCAAACCTTTGGCATAACTGACTGTATACGGTTTTTTACTCAACTTAAACCTCCGAGTTCTACCACCCACTGGATCGGTTACTTCATAAATGAAGTCGTTATCATCGCCAGACAGACTCTTAAGAAACTCGACAGTTGTCGGTGATAGTTTCTGCAACTCAGCGAGCCACAACACCTTAACGTTTTCATCCCGAAGTGCTTTAGAGTAAATGGTCGCTTTCTCACTTCCGCTGGTGAATTGTACGATATGTTCAGGTGGTAGAAGTGAAAAAGCCACACGGGTGACGTGTGTTTTGCCACCACTACTTTCGCCAATTGCCATAGTGCTGACATATTCAGACGGTGATGATGCGTAGCCAGTTAGAGCCGAGAGGAAGATTGTCAACACTTGACTCTCATTGCCAACAACACTACCACGTGAATACTCGATGACTTTCGTTGATAAATCACTGACCACTCCAATCACCACGTTAAAAAATTAAAGATAGTTGACAATCAAATATAGACTGCCAACAATAATGATCGTGGCAATGACTGCCACTTTAAAGTTCTCATCTATTGTCATCTCAGAAATACGTCTCAAGTGCCACGTCTTTCACAAGCTCATCATCAGCTTCGGGTATTTCCTGAAGTGCTCGCTCTCTTGCCTCTTTAATCGTTAAACCGTTCTTCTTGTAGCCCTTTAAGATCTCTCGAAGTCGATCCTTTAGCTCCTCAAGCTCTTCAGCGCCATCATCACCATCGTCCTCTGGTGCCTCTGGTCGCTTGATGGTTTCTGGGTCAATGCTAACTTCCTTGCCAACACTAAACACAAGCGTATGGTACTTGCGACCGACTCTGGAGACTGTCTCAGATTTACCAATGGTCAGAAGCCTATTGGTAATTCCAAGTCTCGGTTCAAGCGTCTCATTATCAACCAATAGTGCTTTGTTCAACGCTCGTCCCCATGCCGTGGCTTCTGAGCCTATAAGCGTTATAACCCTGTTATCGTCCGTCACATCAACAAACTCATGAGCTATAAACTCACCATACTCAGACTTCGCATGATGGGACTGTAGATACACAAGCCCAACAATCTTCTTGCCAACGGGAATCTTAACAATTTCACCGAAGCCATTACCACTGGCTTCATTACCATCCTCAGGAGCGACGTCTTCAAACTTTGGCATATTTACCTTTCACCTCATATACTATATATGTCACTAATACTATAAATACCTTTCGTTACAACCTCACTTTCGAAGCTTCTTTAATGTCGTGCTCGTATATGTGATATGAATCGCTCATATCCACGAGCTTAACACATTCAAGTTCGTTTGGCTCTAATACCTCATCATACAATAGCCACATCAACGCACATAGATTTGGCGTGAATGCACCATAAGCATCTCTACTCCTCCATGACAGATGCACTTCAGCATCACTGTCATTTAGCTTACGAATCCATATACGCTGTAAACACGCTCGATTCTCCATCTCCCAATACTCTCCGATATTACTGACAGTAATTGCCTGTATACGTCTGCTGTTCATATTGTCTGTGGCTATAGCGGCTCTCATCAGCTTCAACTGATCGATGGGAGTTGTTAGCAGTTTAAGATACGTATAATCGAAATCTTTGAATTTATAAGCCTTATCACGATCATATTCTTCAATGTATTCGATTATACGTTTCTTCCCAAATGGATCTTGTGGATGTATGTCAATGTCCAACAGCTCTTTAACGCCACGTTCACCAATGACGACCACGCCATTAACATCGAGTGCATCCACACCATAGTCGTTATGTAACTTCACACCACCATTTAAGATCTTAATGATCAAAGTAGCCCACGCATCTTTAGCACTGCCTTCATTAATGCAAACTGTGGGTGGGATTTTCGGTCTAAATCTATTAACCAACACTCTAATCACCTCTCAGGATTAGCCTCATCTGCGATTTCATATAAAAACCTGATGGCATCTCGAGCCGTTGCACCAGTATACCCACACATTTCTAAATGTATGATCGTGTTTCTGATCATCCAAGCTTCTATTGAATCATCGGGCAAATAAATTATCATCACCTAACACCCATGACAAAGACGACAAGCCACTACCAACATCGTCATAATCACAATAAACCAAAAAAGATTAGAGTCAAGAATGGAATCCATGTTCACCGCCTACTCAATCTCAGTATCAATGGCATCCTCATAATGCCAACGTCTACTGACACCGAAACTCCAGATGCCATTAACACCACGAGCTATGCTCCACAGCGGACATGCGAGCTGTGATTCTTCATCACCATCACAATCAACACTACCAATAACGTAGTAGCACTTACCACCTTTAGAGAACCTGCACTTCATCACACCATCACCTCTAAACTTTATAACCGATCTTTGAAAGTGTTGATCTGTGAACTCTAACACTTTCAGCTTGGGATCTGAAGATCGCACCATTGAGTCGATGGTCTGGATACACTTTTGCCAACAACCACCGAAGCTTTAGATCATCGACAAATGTCGATGTTATTAATTCATTCATCTCAAACACTCCTATATACTATATACGCTTTCATACCTTAAATAACTTTCGGTTCAGAGTGAAAACAGCATTAATCCACTCAGGCACTTCGCCTCTTGCGAATATAACCCAGCCAACAACATTTAAACCCGTTGACTCGTATATTTCTTTTGCCTTCTCCATGCTTCGACCAGTTGTTAGAACGTCATCGACTATCAACATCGTATTAGAGCTATCGTCCGTATAATCTCTCAACGCTACCGCAAGCTTTATTCCACCACGCGGAATTCCATGAACGTATCTGAATGACTGCACTTCAGCTATTAGCCTCGCAATACACTGAACATCCTCATAACCCAGTGCATCGCATTCAATTTTGAAGCTCAAATCCAAGCCCGAATGTGACTTAAACCTTCCACACTTTATGAGCATACACATCGTCACTCCTTAAACAAATTTTCAATGCACTCTAAAATGCCCCAGAATCGAAGATTTTTTGCCAAAGGTGTAATTGTACTTGGGCACATAAAATCTTTTAATCTCGGGCATCCTGAGCAATCCTCAGCGATTCTGGTGGGTGGTCAATGCCCCAAATCTACAAGTTCATCCACGAAGTCATGACCGACCGCATCGAGATGGATCTCGAGGTTCACGAAGTCACCATTACGCTTAAGAGTATCGATGAACTCAAACTCACCATCAACATTCATACGGTTGTTGACTATTGCGAACATTGGCATTATCGATTTGGGTACGTTGGCTCGTTCAATTGTTAAATCCACAGTGTATTCATTACGTACGTATTGATGTGTCCACGAATAATTAATGCTTTCAATATCTTTGAAGTCAACAATAATGGTATCATAGCCTATAAACATATCAAACAATTCATTAGCTTCTTCTCTATAGAGTAAACGTGGTGTAAACAACTCTACAAGCTTAAATACTCCTATATTATCACTCATCACTTATCACCTTCCATATTATAATTCGTTGACACGTACATATGTACATTGCCAACGAGTTTTAGTCTAACAACTAATGTTAATGTAGAAGCGTACAAACGTACAAACCAACAAAGCTTATAAGCTAATATAGAGATAGAAAGAAAGAAAGACATAAGATAAGATAGACATAAGTTATTAGCCGTCTTAATTATCATTCTATCACTTATCACATTAGCACTTATCACATTAGCACGCTTTAATATATTAGCCGCTTTAGTGTTATGGTGGCTATAGTATTTCAGTGCCGCCATTCCATCACACCTACATACCATCATACCATCGTACTATAGTATCTATAATACTATAGTATTATAATATATATATGTCGCTCATCCCTTATATAGCTTTCGCCCATTGCTCCCTACACTCATCGAATCCCAGACCCATATAGAAGCAACAGAGTTCATGTTCAAGTTCCGATGGACATTCGGTTGCAATGCAAACTTCAATGTGTAGAACGCCATCAATTTCAACAATCCCAAGCTTTAATGCACCAGCGAGTGTAAGAGAGCTGTTGTTTATGACCGCCAATGCATCATTGAGTATTTGATATCCCTCGTCCACTGAATCAATAACTATAAACTGTCGGTATGTCAAATATACTGCAAAGTTCCTTAGCAACCAGAATGCTATAGTTCGACAATTGTCGATACCTCTGACTCTCTGGCAAACATCTACACACTCACTTCTGATCTTTAAAGATCCATGACTGTCGGTATAAAAGTTCACTGGATCCTGTTCTGGGTCGGTGTATGCTACAATAGTGGTCACTGGTATACCGTATCTGCGTGAACACACGTGGCATGAATGCCACTGACTAATAAACGATTGATGTATAAATACTTCACAATGCGATCGCATGTCAGTCACCCCCAGTTCAAACTCACGATCTTATCGTTTTTTATGATTTCGTAAGTCGTTGCGAATCCGATGAGTGGCAGTGAGTAACTGGTCAAGTGGTTTGTGGGTGTCAATTGGACCGTAAGGCGTATGCCCCATCGTTTATGAATATCTCTGATACTCTGGATTTGATCGTATTTAATAATGTCGATGTGGTAGTCATTTTGCCCATCATCGAGCGACTTAAATATGTCAATGAATTCAGTGACTTTAGCTCGACTGCCCAGTGGAACTATGATGTTGAAGTCTGCGATAGCTCTGAAGTTGTTTGTAGATGCCAGATGGTAGACGTCACCGAAGACCTCTTCTGAAGAACTACGGACATAGAAAATGCTATCATCCGTTGTCACTGTTATGTTATAGCCATATCGCTTTTTCATTAATGCGATATAGCTGATTGTATTGACAGTGATATCAGTGCAATCACATACTGGACATTCTATAGATAGCGTGCGTGTAAGTACTTCAGTGTTTGTAAGTGCCAGCTCATTTATGATCATTCGAACCACCTCTCTGGTAACGCATGATAGAAATTATCCAGCACTGTGTCTATGAATGGTGGTGATATCAGATTGATCCACAGTCTCAGATACTGTTTACCATCGATCTCGACGATATCGACGCCAGTATCTGGACGTTCTGAGATCTTGAAAGCATGTGCATTGTCATAATACCGAATCTCATCGATCACTTCGCCATTATGATCGTTGAATGGAATGTGCTGGAAATATCGAACTGGAAGATGATAGGTCGACGTAACGTTGATTGCGAATTTACGACAATCGTCGATGCCATCGTAATCTCGTCTTGCGAGTGGAAGCGGTAGTGAGCGTACGTGGAAGTTGCCGTTTACGTCGATTGTCAATTTTAGCTCTTCCTCGCCGAGCACATTTAACGGCTCAATGACATCATTGAACAATCGCCTTACAGTGATTTTGCCATCATTAGTGTAGCAGACGCTACAACCACTATGCGTAAAATGGCTTCCACTGATCTCGACTTCACACCAGCTATCGACCATTACAGCACCCTCCCGATAACTCTTATTCTACGTGGTGGCTCTTCTTCAATATTAAGATCAATCCCATCATCTTCTGCGAATTTTTCGCATTCGATAGTACTGTAGTCAAAGTCGTCTACTCGATAGTTCAGCATCTCGCTGTAGTTATACACGTGCTTATACCATTCATCATAATCACCCGTCAGTGCTTCAATCTCTGGTCGCAATAGCTTGAACAGTGTGTCATCATCTTCACGCCTATACCACCAGTGACCATCGATTTCTGCATCGACGATTGTATCATGAGTGTTGTAGTATCTCAGCCATTCATAGTTATCTGCAACGTGATATTCTTCGTAATCATCGCCAACATACGTCGAGTCATCGATCATCGTGTGATAGGCATTCTTTTGTTCTCTGATGATTACGTTCTTCCATGTAATCACTTTCCTGTAACGATTTGTGATCTTAATGGCTTTCCACACTAAAGCCATGTTCAGGATCGCTGATACGTAATTGTATTCTGGTGGTAATACGTCTGGGTATCTAAACTCTATGCCAGTCACTGTTTCATAATCTTTAAAGTGAACGAACCGATACTTCTCTTCCCACCCATCTAATGGGTAGTGGTGTATCGGTGACTCATTAAGAACTCTGAAGCGTGTGGATCTTCTGTATGTATCGTAAGGACTGCATGCAACTCTGGTGAGTGTTGGTGCGAATCGTCTTGATAACTGTTCAATATTCGCCAGATAAACGTCTGGCAACCGCTCACCGACGCTTATTGTTTGATGCCCGCCAGCTCTTGTGTCTGGCGACATGCTGACCCCGAAAGTTTGCAGAAGACCCATGAAGAATGTTAGCACTGGCTTTATGTCATCAATTCTTAACGGTTGTGTTACCAACTCAGTATCTACGCTACCATCCCAGTATATTTTTATCGCTTGCTTTAATGCGTGATGTTTGCCATTGTGGATCAGATAGTGGATGATTCGATGGAGTTGTTCGTATTCATGGATCGTTACTTCCTGCCCACAGCGTGGGCAATTGATCGTTTTCGGTAACGAGCTGTTGCCCTCGATCTCAAAGCCTATACGCACGACACTTTTAAAGTGCCGTGATACTTCTGAGAAGTGTCTGGCATAATCGAGGTCAATGGATGCTCGACCGCTAAACCCATCAAAACCATCAACATCTTTAATATCCATCGTTCTTATACCTCCTGATTCTCAATATGCCACATCCATTCTTCAAGTGTTAGACCACTTATGCTTTTGATATCATCAGCCATGAAGTCTATGAATTCGTCGATAAGCTCTGAATCACAACCATCCCATTGATATGCACTTTCACTCGCTCGAATTCTGGAGTTTTTAATTTTAAAAACTCCATTATATTTGAACGATATTTTAATTGCCTTCAATACTATCGCCATATTCAATGTGGCGATCGAGTAAAGTTTTCTCGTCGGCGCTGGATCTGGGTATCTGAATTCAAATGCTGTAACATCACCGAATTCCTTGAAGTGGACAGCTTTATATTTGTTTTCGCCATTAAGTCGGTCGCCTCTTTTAAGGCGTTTTATTGGTGATTTGTTAAAGCTATAGTATTCATGATCTCGTCTCGACCGCTTATGATTACAACCGAACTCTAATAGTGGTTGAATGAAATAACGTACCAGTTGTTCGACGTTCGCTTTAACGATTAACGGTAGACTGGTGCCCACTGATACTGTCATGTGGCAACCCGCCCCGACTCTTGAATCGAATATGACACCGCATGTATCAAGAACATCCAGCCACAGGTCTAACACTGGCACTATTTCATCAACTCTTAACGGTTGTGTTACCAGTTCGGTGTTTACACTTCCATCATCATAGGCATCTAACAGTGTGCTATAAAGACCTCCTTGCTCTTCTGCCGCTTCAATTATGAAGCTATGCAACTCGTCCACTTCCTCGATGATAGCTTCACGTCCACCGACTCTCGCATATTCATGGTATGTCCAATCGCCTTCAAGTTCGAATCCACAACAGACTCGCTCGTTGAATCGTGGTATCAGTTTTTGCAGTAGTTCGACTTCACTCGGTAGCAGGGATATTGATTGATCCCTATAGATGCCAGCATAATCTTCTAATTCTTTAATGTCCATTTATACCACCATCCCATTAAAGTCATAAACATGTTTGAACCACTCATCATACTGACCACCAGTGATCTCTTGAATCTCTGGCTTAAAGAACTCGAAGAACTCAACGTCCCTCTGATGTTCTTTAAACCATCGTATTCTATTGATTCTTCTGGTATCGCTGTAAACATTCTCAATGTAGAAGTCTCTCGGTTTCTTAAGAATGTAAGCGTTGGATTTACCGCTTAGCATGTAATGATACGTTTTTACTGTCGCATCTTCGGATGCCCATGACCATCTGATTCTACCATCATCAATCTTTAACGCTTTTAAGACTATCGATGCGTTTGCCACTGCCGATACCCATGAGTGTATGGGTGATAACACGTCTGGGTATCGGAACTCGAAGCCACTGCAGTCCATGAAATTCTTGAAATGTAATGCTCGGTATTTATGGTATCCATCGAGTGTCCATGTGTAAATGCCAGAGCCGTTGAGTTTTCGGTAGTAATACTTTCTATGATGTGTTAGATGTGGTATGCATCCAAGACGTAACAGTGTTGGCGAGAAATAACGTGTCAGTTGCTCGATATTGACTTTGATGTCTCGGTCTATGAACAGGTCTTTAACGCTAACGGTCTGATGACCGCCAGCACCTGTTACTGGCAACATTGACACGCCATGATTTTTCAAGACCCATTGAAATTCATGCATAACATCGATGATGTTCTTAATTTCGATTGGCTGTGTTACCAGTTCTGTATCGACACTGCCATCATAATAGACCAGACTAAAGTAAGGGTGGTCTTTCAGGTCGGAGTTGATACGTGAATGTTTACCGTGTATTTCGAGTCTGTCCCGACCTTTTTGTAATACATCTCCTTCAATTTCAAAGCCTACACGCAGACGCTCATTGAGGTTACTTAAATCGAGGGTTGATGGGAGTTTTGTATGCTCCCTGAACCCTCTAAATTCCAGAAAGCCAGAAAGTTCTTCAACTTTCATTATCTCACCACCCACATACGCTCACCATCGTAATAGTTATCTCCATACCACCATTCTTTGCCTTTACGTCTTTTGATGACGTTTGTTTCATCACCCGTCAGTCGCCGCACTTTCGCATCACCACGCTTGATTTCGTAGTTGTAGCCGTAATAGTTGACTGCATACGTTTCGAGATCATGGGTTACTATGTCGTCCTCAGTCAGCACGCCATAACTGTTCATCAACGATTCTTTACCGCCGACGCTTGATATTACCTTATTATCGCTTTTCATTTCTTGATATGTTAAGTCCTGCATGTTTGATGAGAAGTAAATGCCTTTAGTTTTCGTTAGCGTGTAAAGGAACGCACACGCTGTGTGCTGATCACCTACGTGCTCGACAGCCTCCAGAATTGTTTTACCGCCTTTAATGAGGTCTTCGAGCTGATGGACAGCATACTCACTGTCCGTATACTCATAAGACTCATCGATCAATCGATCACCAATATATCGCTTGGTTGTTAGCAGTGTCTCGAAGTGATGGTTCTTGAACATGTGGTTCTCTTCGTGTGAAGAAACCCACACATGTCCATTATGAACCATCATGATGCTCTCGTCTTCATTGGCTATTGGATGATTGCATTCTGCGATGTTTGGAGTGCTGGTCGGTAATCGATTATGGAATAACAGGAAGTCGCCGTCGCTGGGAATCTTCCAGAATGATGACTCCCATACTTCACCATAAGTCTCCCATCGTTCTCTGATGTGAATCATACCACCATCAACCATCAATACTGAAGCCCCAAAGCCTTCTTTACCTCGACTGATCTGAGACTTCATAATTGTTTTTATATCATCAACAACCTTTTTTGAATCCACTACATACATGCCTATGACACCGCACATGTTCATCACCTCCTTAATGTTTTAGTAGTTCCAATAACTCCCAGTAATACTGTGTGAATGCATACTGGTAATCATCGCCCGTTAATTCATAGTTCTTGAACTTCTCAGCGACATTATGATGAGCGTTTATCTTCTGCACTGTAAAGCCAGTGACCATCTCGCAGATGAGCCACAGCTTTACGAATTCATCACTGACATCACGCACGCTTATGAAGTCTGCTTGTATAATGACTCCATCACACGTAAACTCTGGGAAGTCTTTGTGTGATTTGGTTATTAGCTCTTTCATCTCCTTAAAGTATTCGAAAACCGATGATGGCTCATCGGTTTTGATATCACCTATTGTAATACCACTATCGTGGTATATGTCTATCCGCTCGACCCTATAAAACTTTTTAATATCTTTCATCTCATCACCTCTTTAACTTTCTAATTTTTCAACTTCCAACTCAAATTTCTTTACACGTTCAAAGCCAGTGTGTTGAAACACTGGTTTTCCATTACGTGTAAAGAGTCTTCGCATCTTAGCTCTTATGGGCTGGATGCCGAGCTTCAGTAAGTCGCAAAGCCATGAATCTGGCAGTGATACGACTACTTCATCAGCCCCAATGTTCTTCATCTTCTCAACTATTTCAGCCACTGAATCCAGATGCCGAGTGTCTACAACGACCTCGGCATGAAAGATCGTTTGTAACTCTCTAACTTGTTCTGCATAAGGTTTATGACCAACGAGCCATAACACTTTACGCCTTTCAATCTTCATCATTCATCACCTTATAACGAACGACTCACAGATATAGATCTTCATCATATTTATAATCATCGATGTATTCGTCTTCATAGTCTCTGTCGATGTAGTCAGCGAGATTGAGTTTAAGGTCTGGGTAAATTCCGAAGTGTGCTGGCATAAAGTCATACTCGTCCCTTGCGTAAACATCGAAAGCATCCTCGAACCATTCATCATAATGACCGTCTGTGATTTCTTCGATCTCTGGTCGTATGAAGTCTAAGAATTCCTTGATGTGTCTGTCGTATTTCTTAATAGCTCCTTGAATATCAGGGAAGCTATTAAGTTCGTCTATCACATCATAAGCATTAACTGTGTTCGCTAAGTTCCACTGGATGATGCCTCCCCAGTAGTAACTGATCTTTAATGCCTTTAAGACGATCGCCATATTAACTATGGCGACACGCCATAAGTGTCTTGCGTTCATTGATGCGTCTGGGTAACGAAACTCAAACGCTGTGTTTGTTGGGAATTCTTTATCGTGGACAAAGCTGTATTTATTGCGCATTGACAATAGAATCTTGCCCTCTGCCTCATTTTCCCACAGCACGATGCCCATTGTATTATAATTGGCATGCATGCTGTTAAGATTAAAGTACCCTCGATCTCGTTCGCTATGGCACTCTCGCCATGATAATAATGCGAGAGGCAATGCGAACCTCACTGTTAGCTGTTCAACGTTCGCTTTTACGAAGTCTGGCAGTCTGCGATCTTTAAGACTGACCGTCATATGACAGCCAGCACCGTGCTCTGGTGAGCATTCGAGATCACACTTGTGCAAAAACCACAGCCAGAAGTTCAATACTGGTTCAATCTCTTTAATCTCTAATGGCTCTGTTATCAGTTCCGATTGCACTGAGCAGTCAGTAACGATATCCCTTAGAGTATAAAGGGCATCCTGTAGATTATCCGTTGCTTCTTCCCATGCGACGTCAGTGATTTCCTCAAGTGCATCATGGAAATACTCGAGCGCCTCCGTCTCGACCTTTACGCCGAAGACATCGGCGCTATAATTATCACTGAGGCTTGCACATTCAAGTTCAAATCCAACACGTGCAAGCTCTTTAAAGTTTTCAATGCACTCTCTGAGGTTATCATCTGCTGACTCGAAGGCTTCATGATAATAAAAACCGTCGAAGCCCTCGAGCAATTCAACAGCATAGAGTAGTTTCTCATCCATCATCATTCATCACCCCCAGATTAACCATTGACCAAACACAATCATTGCAGAGCCGATGATGACCCATGCAATGACATCTATGAGCTCTTCGTCCATTATCACTCACCTCCGCCATTTTTTATACCTACGACCGCTCGAAAGCATGTCGTAGGTGATGTTCAACAGCTCTCTCAGGTCAATACGCCCCCAGTATTGACCTTTATAGAACACTTCAGCCACTCCATCAGAGTGACCTCGAATCACTACTTCATGACCCTTATAGGTCAGGGGCTTTACAGTTTCCTCGTTGTCCACGCTTTTTCACCTCTTTATATTTATCATGCCTCAACCCTTATGGGTTTCATTGGCAATGACCATGATGATGATCGCCGCCCCTATGTATTTAAACTATATTGTGAATAGGGGTACGATCGATTGATGGCTGTTGATGGCTGTGTATGTTGTGGGATGTGGCTATTGTGCTGTTGTGTAATAGCTTATGTTTGCTCATAGATTAGCTACAACAAAAGATTAATGATGTTTAGGTATGATAGTATTTGATGCAAATAATCTCTTAATGTGGCTAATCTATGAAGGTTTTACAAATACTATAGGAATGGCTATCAGTTATTGTTGTTATATTCCCATAGTATCTGTGATTACAATATGTTTATTTTTTGTATGTTATAATATTAAAGAAAAAAAATATAGTGATACTCACAATGTGAGTATCACCAGAGTATATAACTCGGTTACAACAGCCACAAGCAACATAGATACGAAAGCTTTTAGCGACATATTAAAGACCCCAAGACGCTTAGGCGTTTGCGCCTAAGCGCTTTGGTTTTGTTAGCTTTCATCGTCCTCCCTCTATTTTCTCAAGCTTTGATATGTACCAGCTTGATATCGGGAGTTTCCTTAAGTACATTGTAAGTTTGTGGATGTTATCGAATCTCTCACGATGCTCACGCAATACTGGCATTTCTTCCGTGAACTTTGGATATGTTACTAGATACTTGTTGCTTTTGTTGTGTTTGAATATCACTATATTATACCGTCGTGTCCTTAGACTATTGTGTCCTTGTGCTGTTTTGCGATGGGGTCTTGAAAGTATGCATTTACTGTTCGTCTCTTGTTCGAACTTTTGAACAAGCAAGCCCAATACCGTATCTGTACTGTGGTTTATTAGGTTAAGTCCTAACTGGTCGAAATCGTCGGATAACTCTGGCTTCACTTGTTCCGTTGAAGTAACTACGTACTTCTGTTCCATCTCTTTTAATACTCTATTTACAATTTGCTCAACTACTGTACTGTCTATACCTACATTCTCACTTTTTGCCATATTTCAATCACCTACCAAATTTTTTTTTGGAAGTCTGCACACTCGCAAACTTCCAACCAACACATAGGCTTTGAGAGTATATAAGCATTGCGGTCTCTACCGATATCGTTTTTCATTCCAAAACTTTTTAGAATCCATCACCCGATAACGTTTTCACACCAAAACACCATCAATAGCCACATTTTTGATAAAAACGCTATCAGGCAAAGGTGCGGTATGTTGGGTTTTCAAATGTTAATGATAAAAAATTAACAATGTCAATGCATATCGATTTTTGATCTATCATGATTTATCATTCAATTGTTCATTAATGATCATGATACTATGGCTACTAACATCGTTTTTTGAGTTATCAATTATTAATCGTTAATGTTATGGTATTTTTGTAATGATAGATCATGATACTATGGCTACTGTTGTTGTTTTTGAGTTATCAATTATTAATCGTTAATATTGTGGTGTGATGATGATGTTGGTGTTCTGGTGTGGTGATGATGTTGGTGTTGTGGTGTGATGATGATGTTGGTGTTGTGGTGTGATGATGATGGGAGTGATAGAGTAGATTAATGATGATGATCGGGGGTGGTTTGCGCTCAAAAAAATACGTTATATTCTTAAATACCAGCGCTCTTCAACTCTAACACACTTTCACACCAATACACCAACACATTTTCGCATTTTCACACCAATACACCAACACATTTTCGCATTTTCACACCAATACACCAACACATTTTCGCATTTTCACACCAACATACCATGGTAGAAACCCGTAAGGGGTTATGCTGTTACCAACACATTTTCGCATTTTCACACTTTCACACTTCCACGCCATGGTGCCATCGCCATCATCGTAAACTTTAAATACTACAAATTCACCACAACCACCACACTTACACCTAAAAAACCATATTGATTGTTACATTGTAAAATTAATGCAGTAGTGTAAAAATCGATATGCGTCGACGCAAGTGCGGCGCGTCGGTCAACCGTTGTGTCAATTTATTTACAATGATGTCGACCGATAGCGTTTTTGATGACCGAAAAGTATTTATACTATGAAGTCGTTGTAGTATATAGTGGCAAGCTTGTGCAGGTGAGGTGTGGGTGTGGTGTTATAGTGTTATAGTAACTATAGTACCATGGCGTGTACGTACCATCAATGAACGTTCTACTTGAATGTTCAATGATGGAGTGTACGTGCCATGGTGTTATAGCGCTCTGGTGTGATACAGCGTACGCTCGCACGTATGAACGCGTCGCCGAAGGCGGTGTGTTCGAACGTGCGTCGGAGAGAGTGTGACGTACGTGTATTAGCGTGCTTTCGAAACTCCCAACGACACAGCGCGGCGCTGTGTCGTCCCATCCCATCCCCTGCTATAGTGTTATAGTGTGTACGTGTTATAGTATGTACGTTCCATCAATGAACGTTCCATTCGAATGTTCAATGATGGAGTGTACGTGTTATAGTGTGTACACTGTCTAAAACACCGAAAGATTTATATACTATTACTTACATATATTATATATAGGTGTCTATGGGGCTTAAGCGCAAGTATAATCGTGATCGCTGGCATAATTTACCCATTACTCAGGGTAGCTTATACAAACCAGCAACTTTAAGATGTTCAAAATGTCCATTTCTTGGGTGTGAATATCGTGAACGCAGCGATCGCCAGTGTCCGATAGAGCTTGGGATTCGCCAGGCAGTAACTGAATTGGCGGATAGCTATGGACTTAAAGACGCCATCGAACTTGGTTTGATAGCAACGTTGGCTGATTTGTTTGTAAAGCGATGGCGTTGTGAGATGGCGCTGGCTGAGATTGGGATTGTTTATGAAGAAGTTGTCAATGTTGCTCGCGATGGCACTCTGATCAAAAATATACGAGCGAATCCATTACTGAAAGCTGTTAATGATATTGAGCGTAATATTTTGTCGTATATAAAGGAGTTAAAGGCGACTCCAGCGTCTAAGGATAATGGCGCATTGGTTGATAATCGTAGTGTTATTATCAACGTTATGAGGCGAGCACATGAACTCCGAAATTCAAGTGACAACGAAAATTTGGGAGTTAATAAACCGAGAAATGAGAAAAATATAGTCAATATTGAGAGGTGATTTTGGTAATGGTTGAATTTGGTGGTTCTAAGGTTGGTAGTGGTTATTATACAAGCAGTGCTTTCACCAGCAAGGATGAGCTCGTTGATAGTTTGAAGACGAAGTTTTTTAGGGTTGATGATTCTAATATTCGACAAGGAAAAACTGAAGCTGGTATAACTGCTTGGGGTATTAGTGTTTTTGATGAGGTCGATGGTGTTATAAAGAAATATAATCTTATGTTCTATACCGATGAAAATGGTAATGCATACTGGGGTGATCGTGAGCCAAAGCCAACCCAGCCGACACACGAACCTTCGTTTGTTGAGCGTGTCAATAATTTCATAGCTGAGAAAATTGCTGATGGTACTATAAAGTTTGGGTATATAGAAGAGGTGCTCGAACAGGCTAAGAAAGCTTTGGTTTCTGCAATTATGCCAGATAATAGCGAGAAGAGAGCTATCGTAACTGAGGCTGATGATGGTTTTGAAATTGAAATAGTGTGATGATTCATGGCGTGGTTGAGCGGATATTCATATCGGAAACAGGTGAACATCACTGGTCAGAGTGGCGCTGGTACTGGTTACCAGATCAAGCTCGAGATTGGTGATTCTGCTGGTGGTGATTTTCACCTTGAAGGTCATTGTCAGAATTTCCCACATGATATCCGCTTCACTGATGATGATGGAGTGACTGAGCTTAGCTATTGGATTGAAGATACGACGGCTGACCCGATTACTGTCTGGGTGAAGGTTGCTGATGATCTTGGCAGTGATCAAAGTATTTACTGTTATTATGGGAAGAGTGGTGATAATACAACGAGTGATGGATATGCTACCTTTGAGTTCTTCGATGATTTTGAGGATGGAGATGTGAATAATTGGGGCACTGATGGTATCATTGTTGCTTCAAGTGATAGATCGAAACGTGGTGTCTATAGTGCGTATGTTGGCGGTGTTAATCGAGATTGGGATAACGCATGGAGAACCGATGTTCTGCCATCATCTGGAGTCCTTGAAGTTGATGTGCAGATCGACGAGACGGGATTCAAATATCACGATATTGAAATTAAAAACAGTGATCGATCGAAATTGATATGGCGATTGTTGTTCTACAAAGCGAATGTAGATCAAGATTTCTATTGGACAGATGCTAACGGCGAACACGATACAAATGTTGATTATCAACCAGACGTGTGGTATAAGTTCACGATCAAATACGACGAAGATGATACGGCAAAATTTTATGTTGATGATGACGAGGTTGGTTCATCTACTGCTGGGGGGGTTTATTCTGGAACTCCAGCAACGATCAATATCTCTACGAGAGAGGTCAGGGGTTATGTCGATGACTTCCGTGTTCGCAAGTACGCTGATCCAGAACCCGCCTTTAGTTCAGCTGGTGCTGAAGAAAGTAGTGGCGAACCTTCGGGTCAACCATTCGTTAAGCGTTTAGGCGGTATTCCATTTATGAAAGGACAAAGATTTGGTGTAAAAATATGGTAGGTGTATGAGTCATGGGTGCTGCAGATGCAAAACCGATACCCGTTAAGGGTCAAGCGTATAGGGTTACATTCCCCATCTTAGATGCTGATGGTGATCTTGTCAGTGGCGCTGCTAATCTTGATTCTGAGATATCAAAAGATGGTGGTGCTTTTGTTGATTGTACTAACGAAGCCACTGAGATTGCGACGTCATCAGGCATTTATTATCTTGATTTGACTGCCGATGAGATGGACGCGGATACAGTGGCTGTTGTTGTTAAGACGTCGACGGATGGTGCTAAGACAACGTCGTTTGTATTGTATCCAGCCGAGGACGTTGATATTCCAGTGAATGTTAAGGCGGTATCGGATGATACTGGTGCTGCTGGCAATATGGAGTCTGCGTTTGATGGAACTGGTTATGGGTTCACTGGGTGCACGATGCCAACAGTCACTGAGTTGACGAATAAGACTGGTTTTGAGATCGCGGGTACCAAGACAAAGCTTGATGATTTGAATGATATTGCTCAAACGGATATATTATCTGATGCCACGCCATTTGCTGGTGCTAATATTGATGCTGCGATTTCAAGCAGAAGTTCTCATAGCGCTGATGATGTTGCTGATAAGGTTTGGGATGAAGCAATCTCAGATCATACAGCGGCTGGTACTTTCGGTGCTAAAAACCAGAGAGTTGTGCCAAGTGAAAGTGTTGATGATTATAAGGCTGATGTGTCGAGTCTTGCTCTCGAAACAACTGTTCAGAGCATCAAAACACAAACAGATAAAATGCAGTTTGATGGCTCCAATAACATACAGTCAAGAGTTAATGATAAAGGAGTACTTAATGACCCATCGGCTGATGATGTTGCTGATAAAGTTTGGGATGAAGCGATTGCCGATCATGTAACTGCTGGAACGTTTGGCGCTAAGAACCAAAGAGTTGTACCAAGCGAGAGCGTCGATGATTACAAAGCGGATGTATCTTCGCTTGCGCTCGAATCAACTGCTCAGAGTATCAAGACGCAGACGGATAAACTGCAATTCGATGCTTCAAACAATGTGCAGTCGAGAGTCAATGATAAAGGCGTATTAAACGATCCATCGGTGAGTGATATAGATTCTCAGTTGTCATCATCGCATGGTAGCGGTAGTTGGGAAGGCGGTGGTTCTGCGAGTGATATTGCTGATGCTGTTTGGAATGAGGCTATGAGTGAGCACATGGCTGATGGTACTTTCGGGCAGGCAGCTCAGATTGTCAGAGCAAATACTGCTCAGGGCGGTGGCACAAACACAATCACTCTCGATTCTGGGGCTTCAAGTACTGATGATTGGTATGTAAACCAGACAGTATTTATTGTCGAGGGCACTGGTGCTGGACAGTCGAGGAAGATTTCAACGTATGATGGTTCTACAAAAGTTGCGACTGTTGATTCGAACTGGGCTACTGTTCCCGATAATACGAGCAAGTTCTTGATATTGCCAAACTACATACTCACAGGCACTGGTGCTTCAGCGTCTGAAGTCTGGAGTTATTCTACGAGGTCACTGACTGAAAGGGTCGAAATCGCTGGTACTAAGAATAGGCTTGACGATCTTAATGATCTTGCACAATCAGATATATTATCTGACGCTACCCCATTCGCTGGCGCTAATATAGACGCTGCGATATCGAGTAGAAGCTCTCATAGCGCGGCTGATGTTTGGAATTATAGCACGAGAGGTTTGACGGATAAAACAGACTTTGAGTTGTCATCGGCATCGAGGGCAGCAATTGTGGATGATGTGTGGGATGAATCTATAGCTGATCACACAACTGGTGGTACTTTCGGTGCTAAGAATCAAAGGGTTGTGCCATCTGAGAGTATTGACGATTATAAGGCTGATGTGTCAGCATTAGCTCTCGAGTCAACGGTGCAGAACATCAAGACTCAAACCGATAAGCTTCAGTTCGACGGTTCTAATAATGTGTTAGCTAATGTTAACGATAAAGGTGTTCTCAATGACCTTTCAGCTGCTGATGTGAATGCCGAGGTCGACGCTGCTTTGGCTGATATTGGTCTCGATCATCTCATACAGGTATCTGCTGGTGCTGAGAAGCCAACAATTGGCTCGTATCTCGACTTAATGATGAACAAAGATAGCAACCAGACTTATGATCAGAGTACCGATAGCATGGAGGCGCTTAGGGATACCGAACCTCATGGTACACCGATGCGTGGTACTGATAACGCTGCTCTCGCATCCGTCTGTACCGAGGCAAGGTTATCTGAGCTCGATAGCGAGAACATGCCGAGTGATATTGATGCTATTCTTGAGGACACCAGCACTACTCTCGAGAACCATCTAACTGATATTAAGGGCACTGGCTTTGTGAAAGACACTCACAGTCTACCACAATGTCTCACGGCTACTGGGTTCTCAACTCATAGCCCTGAAGATGTTTGGAATGTTGCGACGAGATCTTTGACTGAACCTGTCAAGATCGCTGGCACGAAGCAGACGCTTGATGATCTTAACGATATATCTGCTTCAGACGTCAATGCTGAAGT